TCATGGACTCTATGCAGCCAGACTTTGCGGATGAAACGCCAGTTAACCCTTTCGATTTTTGGGAGGGTGCAGACTTTAAATTGAAAATCCGTCAGGTTGAAGGATACCGTAATTATGATAAGTCAGAGTTTGCAGGCGCATCTTCTCTCTATGATGCAGACGAATCCAGATTGGAAAGTGTCTATAACCAACTACATGATCTCAGTGAGTTCACCGAACCGAAAAACTATAAAACCTATGAGGAGCTCAAAGCAAAGCTGATGCGAGTCCTTGGTGAAGATGCTTCGATTGGTGCGCCTACTATGGCTCAAACAGTTCAAATGAATGAACCAGTGCAGGCGCCTCAGGCTCCAGTTGCTGAGCCAGTCACTGCCGAAACGATGGCAACTGACGATGATGATACTATGTCTTACTTCGCAAGATTGGCTAACGAAGACTAAGAATAAGGTGTGCCAACCCCATGTGGGCCTTGTCGCCGAATAAGATTCGGACGAAAGTTGGAGTAACAATGACTAAAGACGGATAGGGGGACTTCGGTCCCCTTATCTTATTGTGGAAGAAGTCGCATCGAAGGATTCATGCTATAGAGATTACCGTACTCATCACCTGTACTTAGGCCACTTGGAAATGAAAAGCTATGATCATGCATTTCCAACTTTGTATCACCGATTTGACCAGCAACTAATGGTGGAGGTGATAGCGGTACTGCACGGTCACCAGCCGGTGGTATTACTGTTGGCTTTGGTACTGTAGTAATAGGTCCGTACGAACGAGGTATCATTTCAGGAGTAATATTTGCTATTTGATTAACAAGTTCAGGCTTCAGATCCATGGGGTCTGCTACATTGTATACTTCTTCTTCAATATTGCCCGGACTAACATCTTTTCCGCGAGTTACCAGTGATGCACTTGCTGCATTAATAATTGCTGACAAGTTTTGACTTGCAATCGCTGATTGTAATTCCATTGTCGCCTGCATATTATCATTGCCGGTGTCAAATCGTCTTTGCTTTAAACTCTTATTGTATTTTTCTAATAAACCTTCTATCCTAGCGTCGCCTTCATACTGCGGAAGCTTAAGCGCTCTTGTAAGCTCTGCACTACCCGCTGCAATTGCAGCAAAGTCAGCTTCAGTAGCTGTGCCTTGATTAACTTTTTTATCTGCAAGTTCTGCTGCTGCAATTGCGTCTTCCATAACTTCATTATTTCTGGTTCTGAACCAATTCGCTAATGCGCCTAGTCCTGCAGAGGCCATTGCAAATAATCCACCAGCCAATGCACCATATGGACCAGCTAACATCAATCCGATTGCGGCAGCGCTAAATGTATTTGAAACGAAGTTACCGGCTTCTTCGCCTACAATGTTTTCAATGTAAGCACCTAAGACACTGCCCAATCCAATTAACAAAGCTGGCCCAACAAAAGTTCTAAAGCCACTGAAAAAGTTCTTCCTGCGTGCATCTAATGGTTTAAATTTACCTGCAGCATCTCTTCCAACCTTAGCACCTGGAAAAGCTAGTGCTGTTGTTCCTCCAAAGAAATTAGTAATAGCACCAAAAAGAAGTCCGGGGCCTACATACGCGGCTAGCACTGATCCGATAGTAAGTAATTGGTCAGCAGTGATCGGAGTTTCTAGGCCAAAGAGTTTAATCTTTTGATCTAATGACATACCTTCTGGTAAAACTCTTTCGATTGATTCTGCTAAGATAGTGCCTAAGAATCCAGCAATGAATCCTTTCTTTCCAAAGAACATTCCCAAGAATAGGCCAGTTTGCAATCCATCAACTGCTAATTCTGCTAAAGCATTAATTGTTTCTGGACTCACTTGAGCGTTTGGAAATCCTTCGACAAACTGTGTAATGAGACTAGTAAATATATCTTCGCCGAATGTTTCAAGTAATAAAATAGCAGGACCAAATATTAAACCTCTACCAATTATTCTTCCGATTCTTGAGGTTAATGCTTTGATAGTAGCACCACCAAATATTCCAGCTAAAGCTGCTTGTAACAGACCACCTAGGCCAGATTTCAAACCGGAAAACATATTTAATCCGGTCGCTTCTCTGATTCCCATTCCTAGACCAGACTTAAACCCTGCAGGCTCAATCGCGGCATCATCTCTACGTTTTTTAGATTTTTCTTCTAGCTTATCTTCTAAATCTCTTTTGCGTTGAGTATCAGCACGACGCAATGCATTTGATCGAGCATTTGCTTCTTGATCAAGTCGAGTTCTTACATCAACAAGTGTGTCATTTTGTTTTTGTAATTCTTCTACAACAGTTTGTAATGTTGCCATCTTATCCTCGTGCTTGTCTATCTCTTTCTTCTTGCTGTTCTTTTAAGTCTTCAACCAACAAGGTGATAAAGATTTCCCTTTCCCATGGTAGCATATCATTAATATCATTAAGCGAATGATGAAAGTTTTGCATCAACTGATAATTAGTCTTGTAATAATTGACTAAGCTGTCATGAGAAAGGGTGACTGAAAAAAATCTGCCAATCCTTCTAAAGTACGGACGTTCAGTGTTTCACATTCTTCACATTTAAAGCTAATATCATGAGACAATTTCGGTAAATTATTCGCAAATTGCATGATCTCTTCGAACTGATTAGTTGTTAGCTGATTTAAAAATGATTCTACTTCTTCCTTTGTTTCATCTAAAAATGAAATTCTTTCTTCATCTGTGTTTAAGCTACCTAAACATGCTGTAAGCAATCCGTATAACTGATTGACTTGGCTTTTATCATTTAAATCTACTTCATTTAATAATTCTTGATAATTAGGATATTTTAGCATCAAAGTATATTTGTCATTTAACTTAATGCTAGGTAGTTTTTCTGGCAAATCAATTTTAATATCTTGCAAGTTAACAGTTACTTTATTTGAATGCTCGCAGTTGTTACACGGAACTCCAATATCTGACGATTCACCTGCAGACTTTGTTCTTAATTGAATAAAAATATACTCTACATCAAAAGTCGATAACTCTCGAATCTCAATTGGATCTGTAATACAGGACTCAATTGTATTCATAATCGAATTTAGAATCTGCGCTTCATCACGAGATTCTAATGCAATCAATAGTACTTTTTGTTCTTTAACTAAAAACGGTCTATATGAAACTTTCTTTTTGCTAGAGGGGATTACTAATTCATACTGTGGTATATCATTAAACTTAGGCAGAGCCATTGATGTTCACCTTCTTCCATACTTCATTTGCATTTACACGAATAAATTTTTTATTTGTTTCATTTGTATTTGGATTAGGAATAGTAAGCATAACTTTTTTACCAGCTTTCCATGCCTTCAATTTAGCATATGCTTGTTTGTCACTGCCAACCCATTCTTTTCTTGCCATCTTTGACCATACGCTACGCTTCTGGTGATGGATCCCTTTAGATACCTGACTAGATCTAGATCTTTTTTTTCCCATTTCACTTCCTATATTAAATCAATTGAACCAAGCGGTGTACTAACACTAGCGTTAAGGAAATTCTGTGGGCTAGTGTCGACTTCTGAGTTGGTATATGATAATGATACCGTGTACTGTAATAAACCATCTAATTCATTAGATAGTTCAATGGCGTTGAATGTAGTAGGAAATGCATCAATAAGCTTGCATGAATAAACAGTTCCACCGCCAATTCCAATGTTTGGTCTAAAAGGACCGAGTTGTTTGCTGAAACCAACTAACGGCTTTCTTAGTTGGTGTATTTGCACAGGTCTTTGATATTCATTCTTATATCTAATATCAAATACATTCTCGTCAATGACAGAGCTTCTCCAGTTGTCAAAATATTTTTTGACACCGTAATCATTCATCAAGTAAAAAGTCATGCTTACTTCACTGACAGCATAACCATATGCCATCCTCTGAGTCTCCATGCCAATTCTTCTCTCACTGGTCAGGATTTGTTTCCCTGGTATAGTTGCATTGGAGCATAGTATATTCAACTCTCTTCCATCCACACCAAAGTCAGCTGGTAACGTGACTAGAAAATTATTAGGGCGAGCAAATCCTAGCTTAACTGAAGCTAGTGCTTTTAAATCGTCAATACTAGCCATTCATCTTTCCTCTTGAATCTTTATACACTTGACTTGCAGTCGCCTTTCTAAAGTCCTGTGTCGGAAGAAATGTAGCAATCTCCCATTCAGGTTTATCGACTAGTGCAAAGCGACTTCTTACATGCTTTGTCAAGTATCTATGAATAGTTGGTCTAATATATTTCATTGGCACTGAACCTTCACCAAGCAAAGCATCAAGTGCTTTTGCTCTAAGAATAGGAGGAAGATAGTGCAGGTTCATTCCATAAAAGCCACCTTCTGCAGGACCCATCATAATAACTAGAGGGAACGCATCGTAATAAGGGAGAGTGTCTTTATGTTTCGGATCGTAGAAATACATATACATTTCACCATATGGTGTAGTCTTAGGACGGCTGCGCAAGGATACCTCGTCTTGTTGCATGATATCAGTACGACTAACACGTCCAAGTTGCGCAGCTTTTTTCCGGAACCATTCAATACTTTGCTTGGTTCTCGGTGTAATGCCAGCGCGGAATGCTTCGATTTCTAACTGTTGAAATAAATTACTCATACGAGTATTTATAACTATTTTTTACGCTTTTTGCGGAATGGTTTAAGAGGTTTTAGTTTACCCGGTACTTTCTTCAACGGCTTTTGCATGATTCCCATTGTTTGTAAAGTATTCTCAGTCCATATTTGAAAGTGCCATCCACGATCTTCACAATAACTATTTGCAGCCTGCCACTTATTCATGTTCTTAATATACGTTAACGATTCAGTAATGTATCTTTTTGATTTGTCTGGTCTTTTCGGCGGCGCTGTTTCTTTAGCCGGCTTGATTTCGACGAGGATTGTTTTGTCTTCAAAGACAATTTTGATATCGGGGTAATAACGGTGATAGCGTTTGTCAACTTCATAATAGTACGGTATTACTACTTCCTCTGAACACCATGACTTGACTTTCGGATTCATATCAAGCCATTTAAATGTATCTCTTTCCCACAACGAACGAAAGATCACTTTGTTGTGATCACCTGAATATTTGCGAGTATTCTCTATAATGTATCTACCAGAATATGCCATAAATTGTTATAAATAAGAAAGAGTTTACTTAGCTATCTATAGGAAAAAACATGCGTGCTATAACAGTCCCTCAGCAAAAAACTCCTGGTGTTAACTCTCCTAGTAATCCGGCTAACTTTAACAACAAAGATAGGCCAACTAGTGCAGTAAAAGAAGTTGCTACCGGAGATACTATTTATCCTGCACCTAACCCAGAGGCTGATGTTCTGCCAAATGAACCTCGAGGCACAAATGCCACGGCTCATCGACAAGGACAAAAAACTCTTAGTGTTGGAGCAGACAGACTACAGTTTCCTTTAGATGCAGCAAATCCAGCTTATTCTGGTAGAATCACCTTTGAGCTTAGGAAAATCGAGAGTATGAGTGTTAACACTGAAAAGTTAATGTCCTTAGCTCCTCTAGATAACGTATTTAACCAAGCTGTAGATTTTGTTGGTGACGTAGTTGATGCAGTGACGGGTGTCGGCAGCGACGTAGGCCGGACTGGACCAGATGGACAATATGATGGTGATGATTTGGGTAGTGCACCTACAGCAACTGCACAAGTAGGATCAGTGTTGGACGCTCAAGAGGCTGTTGCTCGTGACCGGGCTAAGCAGGCTGAAGATGCAAAAACAGTATCTACTGTTGAAGACGTTAATAATTTGATGAGAGGAAATCTAGATGATAAACCGGTACCAGGCGCACCAAAGGTAAGCTTGTTCTTTCCTTTATCAGTACAAATTGATGACACCGTCGATATCGGATCTGGAAATTTAGGTGGATTAGGTGCTTCGGTGTTAACCGGTATAAAAAATAGAGAAGGAATTGCTACAGGTATTTCAAATGCTGTTCAGAAACAGTTCGCAGATGTTTTTCAATTTGCGTTTGGTGGATTAGATGAAGACACCGCTCGTTTTGTTGCAGCTAAGGCAGGAAAGTTTGGACCACAAGGAATACAAACAGCTGTTTCTGTTGCTAATCAGGTTTCAGTTAATCCTAACACTCGTGCTGTATTCAATCAGGTCAACTTAAGAGCATTTAGTTTTACATTCAAAATGATTCCAAATTCTGAACAAGAAGCACGTGAAATACAAAAGATAGTAAAACATTTTAGAACAGCTTTATATCCAGAGATTCTTGACGTTGGCGGATTACCACTTGGCTATAAGTTTCCTCCACTGTTTAAAATATCATTTAAACACAGAGCATCAGAAGCAAAGATTCCTCGTTTAGAGTTATGTTACTTAAGAGGCATTCAATCAACATATTTC